TTCGGATCGTTCCCGACCTGATGATCGTGGGGCGAGGCAAGTCCTCGCCCTTCTTCTAGGTGCATAGATCGCGTTGACCGGCCTAGCGGACGCTGCACAGACAACGCGATCATATCGTGCAGGAGACCCTCATGGGTGTTTCAACATGGACCGGCCCGATTAAGGCTGGTGACGTTCTCAATACGACTGGCACGACTGCGGGTTCCGTAAGGAATGTCGGTTTTGTCGTTATGGCGCAGACTGCGTCCATCACGCAGGCTGGCACTACGACTGCCACGGCGACAGGCATCTGTATCCCCGCAAAAAGCCACATCGTCAGTATTCAGGCTCTGAATACTGTTGGATGGAGCGGTGCGTCGTCGAACCTTAGTATTGGCACGTCGGCCACGGCAACTGAGCTTGTCGCTGCGACATCTCTCAGCGCAATTGGCATCACGACGCTGACGCCCGGTACAGACGCCACGAAGACTGGCTTGTGGTCAAATGTCGGCAACACTGACGTTCTCATCTACGTGCTTTCAACGAATACTGGCGCGGGTGTCGGGGACATTGTCGTTCGGTACATTCAAGCTGAAAACGCCTGATAGGAGGCTGTCATGGGTGCATACAAGGGTAAGGCTTCTACGATCAAGGAAGCCGAAATGAAGTCTCAGTCGCCGGCCTTCAAAAAAGGTGGCAAGGCCGAAAAGAAAGTCATGTCCGAAGCTTCTGAGGACATGCGTCCTCGTCGCGCAACAGGCGGCGGTGTCTTTTCTTCGGCTGCTTCCGGAACGCCGCGAGGCAAGGGTTCTAATTATTGATCCTCGCCCCCTTCCTGCGGGTTCAATAATCAGAGCGGCGGGGGGCTTCGGCTCCCCGCATTGCAATGGAGGCTGCAGTGGCAAAGACACCCGCGTGGCAGCGCGCTGAAGGTAAAAATCCCGAGGGCGGATTAAATGAAGCTGGCCGCCGATCGGCCAAGGCTCAGGGTATGAATTTGAAGCGACCGCAGCCCGAAGGCGGCTCGCGAAAAGATAGTTTTTGCGCTAGAATGACAGGCATGAAGCGCAAACTGACCGGCTCCGCAAAAGCCGCCGACCCAGAAAGCCGCATCAACAAGGCGCTTCGGAAGTGGGACTGCTGACATGGCAGAGAAACCGTTCTGGGAGAAAAACGCTCCGAAAGATGCAAAGGAGCGCAACATGAGCCGCCAGCAGGTTAAGAGCGCCAAGGCTCGCGCCCGCGCTGCTGGAAGGCCGTGGCCGAATCTGGTAGACAATGTGACTGCGATGCGCGCAGGAAAGAAGGATAAGTGATATGCAGGCGAGAACAGTATCTGTCGGCCCTGTGACCGCCGCAGTAACAACTCAGATTTGCGCTTCTCAGACTCCCGACGCGGGGCAGCTTGTGTTAGATGGCGCTGGCGCGGTCTTCTCGATCAACAATATCGCTACAGCGCAAGATCCTGCTGCGGCTGGCGATTTGACGTTGGTAAAAACGGGTTTTGTCGGCCTGACAACTCCGTCTTATATTTACGTGACTAGCGCCGCCAACGATACGGCCTTCACGTTCAAGATCAGCGGATATGCAGAAGGTGGCAATCCGTATTCTGAAACAATCACGGGTGGAAACATCAAGGCGAAGGTCACGAGCGGAAAGTTTATCGCGGTGACCAGCGTATATGTCAGTGGCAATGCTGGCTCTGTGCAGGTTGGATCGTTCTCGTCTGCATCGTTCACGGGTTCGACTGCCCGTCAGGTTACGATCACGTCGGCGGCAAATGATAGCGGCAATACGTTCATTGTCACTGGCACGGACGCCAACGGTTCGGTTTTTTCTGAATCAATCACTGGTCCGAATACGACTACTGTCACGACCAATTCTTACTTCAGGACGGTCACGAGCGTCACGATCTCTGGCAATGCGGTTGGAGCAATCACGGTTGGCATGACGGCAACGGCTTCGTCTCCGTGGGCACGTTTTGACGACTTTGCTCCTTCGAACATTTCTGTTCAGTGTGATGTGACTGGTTCTGTCACGTACACTGTCCAGACCAGTCTTGATGATCCCAACGACGCGATTGCACAGACACCGACATCCCTGATGAGCTGGGTAAACAGCTCTGACGCCAATGTTGTGGCGGCGACTTCGACGCAGCAGAGCAACTTCCTGTTTGCGCCAAAGTTTGCCCGTGTAATTCTGACAGCCGTCAGCACGGGTTCTGTTTCTAGCGTGTTCCTACAATCGAGCAATGGGCCGATCTAAATGGCTGGTCTTTCGCTCGGCAACAGGTTTTCAACTGGCAGTAAACTGTCAGTTGGGCAAGGCTTTAGCCAAGGCTCCGGTTTGTATTTTAATAGGCTGTCAGTGCCACCCGCGTTGAATTTGGTTTTTGCTGGCGCAACAACGCTCGACAGCCGGGTCACCTTCTCCCGCCCGTCTCTCGGCATGTTGTTCGATAGCACTGGAAAGTATACGTACTGCCCGAATAATCTGCTGACGTACAACACGGACCCCAACTCGTGGACAAAATCTGGCGTTGCTTCGGTCGTTGGTCAGGTTGTCACGTTCACGGGCGCAGGAGCGTTTCAGCAAATCGCGAATAGCGGATGGGGCGGAACGGCTATTGTTGGGCAAAAGTTTGTATTTGGTGTCACGCTTTCGGGTAGTGGCACGATTACTCTTGACGGGAACGGTTGTACAGGGACGAATACTGTTACCTTAAGTTCGACGCCGACTTACTATGTCGTGAATCTCACTGCTGCGGCCACATCATCTATAGCTGCTCGCATCATCAGCTATGTTGGTGACACAGCCACCTCTTTTACGATGCACAATGCGTATTTTTCCGCAGTAACGTACGAAACGACAACGCGCCCATCTGATTTCGTAAATACAACCGCCTCCGCCTACTACGGCCCTCGCTTTGACTACAACCCAGTGACACTTCAGTCTTTAGGTCTTTTGATTGAACCAACTCGGACAAATATTGCTTTGTGGAATAGGGATCTTACAGATGGAGCGTGGGTAAAAACAGGGTGCTCTGCTGCGAAGGATCAGACGGGTATTGACGGCGTGTCGTCTTCGGCCAGCTCTTTGACTGCCACAGCGCCAAATGCAACGTGTTTGCAAACTGTAATTCTGCCAAGCAGCCTTCGTATCACTTCGGCCTATGTCAAGGCTATAAATGTTACTGGCAATATTCAAATAACCACGGACAACATTACTTGGACAACGGTTACCATTGGATCTACTTGGTCTCGGGTTACTATTCCAAATCAAACTGTAACAGATCCGGTTTTTGGGTTTCAGGTTGTAAATAGTGGCGACTCAATAGCTGTAGATTTTGTGGTCAACGAAGGCGGTTTGGGAACTAACCCGTCCCCTTCGACTGCAATGTGGACTAAAAGTAGCCCTGTTACCAGATCGCAAGACGATATGTCCGTTACGCCAATCAACGCTTTCTACGATCAAACCAAAGGGACTTTTTTAATTAGCTTTGACATCTTAAACACCGGCACGGATACGACTGTTTTCTGCGTTGATGATGGAACAACAACTCAAAACAACGAATTTGATGTTAGGTCTCTAAGCGCCACATCTATAGCGTATCGTACGCGCACCGCTGGAGCCAATTCTTTTGCTGCAACTCATTCTGGCTTTACTTTTGGTCAGATAATTAAGTCTGCGTTTGCAGTAATCGCAGACGACATGGCTGCGGTTACAAATACTGTGCCGGTTACGCAATCTACGCCGCCCAACGCAATGCCAGCAACAACGATGACCCAGATCATATTTGGTCGCCGGGGCACAACAGGGGTTTTATTTATCGGCCATATTCGCAGTTTCACTTACTATAACACCCGCCTGACCAACGCCCAGATACAGGCCCTGACAGCATGACCGATTTTGCTTTATCTGCTCCGGACAAGGGCGCGATGTACGCCGCATTTAACGCTCTTGGGCTGATTTATGATGACGGTACCCTACGCGCGCAAGGTACTCTTGCTGATGGAACCCAGTGGGCGCTTGCCGATCAGGGAGCGCGCTATTACACCGCTGGAGACCCCCCTGAAGCGATTACGGATGGTCTTTACTGGGTTGCGCTGCGTTGGAACGGGGCAACCCCTCTGCCCCCGGATCAACCGGGTGTGACAATTGCATGGTCCAGTGCTAATCCAGACGCGGGTCCGTATCCTGAAGGGTTGACGAGGTTCGCGTAACAGGTGGGGGTGAAAATGAGGGTGCCGTTCGTCCTTAAATTCTGATACCCTCAAAGTAATGTTTCGCCCCCTGCGGGCTGCATCAAGGGTTGAGGCATGGCAACGACCGGGGCATACACATTCAATCCCTCGCTCGGCGAGCTGACCATCTACGCCTATAACCTCATTGGCGTCCGTGGCACGGCATTGGTGCAAGAGCATCTTGAGGCGGCGCGCATGGCTGCGAACCTGCTTTGCTCGAATTGGAGCAACAGGGGCGTCAACCTGTGGGCTGTGGATCTTGTGACTGTCCCCCTCGTGGCCGGGCAATCGACCTACTCGGTTGACGGCAACACTGTCATGATCCTTGACGCCTATATGACCATCGATGATGGTGTTTCTGACCCCATCGACCGGATCATTCTGCCGGTCAGCAGGTCTGAATACGCCTCTTACCCGAACAAAGAGCAAGAAGGCTTCACGACGATCTATTGGTTTGATCGCCTGATCGCGCCGACCGTGACACTGTGGCCTGTTCCAGACGGTACGAGCGCGCAGTACCTGAAATATTATCGGGTTCGACGTATACAGGACAATGCCCTGCAGAACGCCGCGCAGGTTGAGGTTCCTTTCCTTTGGCTCGACGCCTTTGCCTACGGTTTGGCGGCGCGTCTGGCCGTGATCTGGGCACCCGACAAACTGGCAATGCTGAAGCCTCTTGCGGATGAAGCTTACGCCGTTGCCGCGGAGCAGAACACTGAGTACGCGCAGGTCTATATATCTCCGACGATCTCCGGTTATTGGAGGGCCTGATGGGGTATGCCAGTCGTCAGGGTCGCGCGCGTGTATCGCCATCCTCGCCGAGGGCAGCTGGCGTATGTGATCGCTGCGGCTTCGTCTACAACCATCACCAGTTGAAGTGGCAGTTTGACTGGGCCGGCGCGTCACTGATCAACAAGCGTCTTCTTGTGTGCAACAGGTGCTATGATGAGCCGCAGCAGCAGTTGCGCGCGATCGTCATCCCTGCCGATCCGATGCCCATCGTCAATCCGAGACCGGAAGGTTTTGTCACCGCCGAGACCAACTATCGCGTGACATCCGGGCAGAACACGACCGATCCGACAACCGGCATTCCGGTCATCGCTGGCGACACGAGAGCGACCGAAGACGACAAGCTCCGCGTGACGCAGCAGACTGGCGAAGCTCCCGGCGGGCTCAACCAACAGCCCGGCACCGATCCGACCGTTCCCGACGCCGCTGGTGGAAACGACCCCGGGCTGCCCTACGGCAGTGACGTCGTTCCCCAGACCGGCCCCCTTTAAGGAGAGCCGCTCATGGCGATCATTCAGATTCCAAATCTTCCGGCGGTGGTCTCTCTTGCTGGCAATGAGCAAGTCGAGCTTGTTCAAGCTGGTGTCTCTCGTCGCGCAACGGTTCGTCAGATCGCCAGTCTTGGCGGTCCCACAGGACCAACGGGTCCGACTGGTCCGACCGGCCCGACCGGCCCGACAGGGGCGACGGGCGCGGCCTCGACAGTTGCGGGTCCGACCGGCCCGACCGGCCCGACCGGCCCGACCGGGGCGACGGGTGCAGCCTCGACAGTTGCGGGTCCGACTGGCCCGACTGGCCCGACCGGCCCGACAGGTGCAGCTTCGACAGTTGCTGGCCCGACTGGCCCGACTGGCCCGACTGGCCCGACCGGGGCGACGGGTGCAGCCTCGACAGTTGCGGGTCCGACTGGCCCGACTGGCCCGACTGGCCCGACCGGCCCGACAGGTGCAGCTTCGACAGTTGCTGGCCCGACTGGCCCGACTGGCCCGACCGGCCCGACTGGACCCAATAGCGCGATCAACACGCAGACGTTCGCTGCCAACGGCACTTGGACAAAACCCGCCGGATACGGAACAACCTCTCGCGTCTTGATTCAGGCGTGGGGTGGCGGTGGGTCCGGCGCAAAGGCCGCCGCTGGCGGCGGTGGTGGCGGTGGTGGCTATAACGAACGTTGGCTCGCCCTGTCAGCAATGGGGGCAACGGAAACCGTCACAATTGGCGCGGGCGGCGCGCAAGTCGCTGCGGCGACGACCGCAGGTAACCCCGGCAGTACAACTACTGTCGGCACGCTCATCAGTGCCTATGGGGGCGCTGGCGGCACGACTACGACCGGCGGCGGTGGCGGTGGCGGGCAGCTTTCGGCGGGGACGACAACCGCCGCCGCTGGCGGGTCACAAAATCTGCCCGGAAGACCTTATTTTGGGGCAGGCTTCGATGCGCCAGCCTTTTATTCTTATTATCAAGGCGCGGGCGGCAATGGAGCATCCTCTGCTGATGCAAACAGAGATGCCCTTTATCATGGTGGCGGCGGCGCAGGGGCAACCGGCGTTTCTGGTAACACGGTATGGGGCGGGGGCGGCGGTGGATCGGTCGCCCAGACAACGGCTGGAACTTCCAACTTTGGGGGTAACGGCGGCGCAGGAAGTTCAGCTGGCGCGGGCACTGCGGGTACTGCCCCTTCTGGTGGTGGCGGCGCAACCAGCACGGGCGCAAACTCTGGCGCTGGCGCTGCCGGCCAAGTGATCATCACAGTATTCCCGGCGTGAGGCTGATATGAGTGGCGCGGCAAGCTGGGCGGTCATCGACAATTCGACTGATATCGTCCTGAACATTGTTTTGTGGGATGGCGTCACGCAGTGGACGCCCCCTGCCAATTGTTCAGTCATGGACATCTCCGGATTTTCACCACAGCCGGGGGTAAACTGGCGCTATGATAGAGCAAATGACGTTTTTCTGTGCCCTCCCCAGATCTACAGCGTCAAGCCATCCCAAGGACCTGTTGCGGGCGGGGATTCCGTCACTTTAACGGGAGTAAATTTCACAGGGGCGAAGTCTGTGGCGATCAACGCAATAGAGTGTGCGTTTTCCATCACCAGCAACACTGAAATTGTCATCAAAACACCTGCCGTTAGCAAAGATGGGCAGTATCAGATCATCGTGTCAAATTCGCTGCAAACGGGCTATCCGTCGGCATTTACGTATGTCTCTTAGATTGAGGGCATGTGATGCTCGTGAAGATGGATCAAATCGAGTTTGTTGGCGATCTCAGCCTGAGTGACGCCAGAGAACTTGCTCGACTTGGTAGCGGGGCGAACAACATTCTTGAGTTTGGTGTGGGCGGAAGCACGCAGATTTTCGCCCAATGCTGTCCCAAAATATTTGTATCCATTGACACAGACCGCGCATGGATAGAGCGCACGAGTGAAAACTTGAAGAAGATCAGCCACGAAAAATGGACAGTGCCATGGCTTGATAATTACCCATACACTCCGGATCAATTTTTTGATCTGATCTTCGTGGACGGTCATCCAAGCAAGCGTCTGGATTTTGCCATGCAGGTTTGGTCACATCTCAAAGTTGGCGGGAAGATGGTCTTTCATGACACGCGCCGCTTTGAATATTTCCGCGAGCTGGCGTGGGTTATGCAATCCTTTTTCAAGGAAGTCTCAAAAGTTGAGATCAATGTTTCCGGCAGCAATTTGTCGGTCATAACCAAGTGCGCACCTGTGCATTATGAAAACTGGAATTTCACAGAGAACAAGCCAATGTGGGCCTACGGGGCGGCTGAGATGCCGGAGGGGGAGGCGCTATGCAAGATCGGCGTGTAAGGATCGCGGTATACGCGATCAGCAAGAACGAAGAGCAGTTCGTGGAACGGTTTTGTGAAGCCGCCAAAGACGCAGACCTGATTTCAATATCAGACACCGGGAGTACAGATGGCACGGTTGAAAAAGCTCGCCAATGTGGCGCTTTGGTCAACCATATCTGTATTACTCCTTGGCGCTTCGATCACGCTCGGAATACTGCTCTCGCTCTTATTCCTCGCGACATTGATATTTGCGTCTCTCTTGACCTCGATGAGGTGATGCAGCCGGGCTGGCGCGAAGAAATTGAGCGCGTGTGGAAATTGGGTGAAACAACGCGCCTGCGGTACATGTTTGACTGGGGCTGTGGCATCGCCTTCAAGTACGAGAAAATCCACGCCCGGCACGGGTATCATTGGCACCACCCCTGCCACGAATACCCCGTCCCGGACGGGCGCATCAAGGAGGTCTGGGCCGACACGGACATGCTTCTGGTTGTTCACAAGCCCGATCCGACAAAGTCTCGCGGCCAGTATCTTGATCTGCTTGAGCTGTCCGTAAAGGAAGATCCGGATTGCCCGCGTAACGCCTTCTACTATGCGCGGGAGCTGTCTTTCCATCGCCAGTGGCGGGAGAGCATCGAAGCCTGCGAGCGGTATTTGAAACTGCCTCGCGCTGACTGGCCGAATGAGCGATGCTACGCTTATCGCGTCATGGGCCGCTGTTACAGTGAAATGGGCGATCTCCACAACGCCGAACGCATGTTCCAGATGGCCGCATTCGAGGCCCCGAACACCCGTGAGCCGTGGTGCGAACTTGCCTTGCTGATGTACCGGCAACACCGCTGGGAGGAGTGCTTCGCTGCCGCCATGCGGGCACTCAAGATCACTGACCGGCAGATGGTTTACACAGTTGATCCCGAAGTCTGGGGTCATCAGCCGCACGATCTGGCGAGCATCGCCGCATATCATCTTGGCCTGCGAGACGTTTCGATCAAGCACGCCCAGACCGCCGTTGAGTTGTCGCCGGATGACGCACGGCTTCGAGCCAACCTGAAATTTCTGACGGAAAGCCCGCCGGAGGAAAAGGCAGCATGAAAATGGACACACAGATTCTGATAAATATCCTTGGCGGGATTGTTCTGGCTGGCGTGGGTTGGGCTGCGCGAGAGCTTTGGAGCGCAGTCAAGTCTCTCCGCGACGATGTCAAACGCATAGAAGTCGCCCTGCCCACCAGTTATGTGCAGAAAAACGAATTTGCGGACGGCTTGAAAGAGATCAAGGAAATCTGCCGCCAGATCTTTGAAAAGCTCGATCACAAACAAGACAAGAGTTGATCGTCATGCGTACATCAAAAGTCGGCATCGATCTCATCAAAGAGTTTGAGAGCCTCGAGCTTTCGGCCTACCCCGACCCGGCGACAGGCGGAGAGCCGTGGACGATCGGCTACGGTCACACCAGCATGGCCGGGCCGCCGAAGGTCTTCAAGGGCCTGCGCGTTACCGCAACAGAGGCCGAATACATTCTCCAGCGCGATCTCACAAAATACGAGGCGGGCGTGGAGCGGCTGGTGAAAGTACCCCTGACACAGAATCAGTTCGATGCGCTGGTTTCTTTCGCCTTCAACTGCGGCGTCGATGCGCTGAAGAAATCGACCTTGCTGAAGCGCGTCAACGCCAAGGCCTTCGACGCCGTGCCGGCAGAGCTCATGAAGTGGACCAAGGCCAACGGCAAGGAAATGAAGGGTCTCGTGCGTCGTCGCCGCGCGGAAGCCGCCCTCTGGCGAGGGCTGGGAGCCGGAGAGCCTGTGGCCCCCAAAGAGGGCCGGATCGCGCCAGACAAGCCAACGCCATCGAAGAGCATGGCAAAATCGACAGAGGGCAACGCTTCGATCATCATCGGTGCAGCCGCCGCTGGCGCAGCCATCAAGGAGGCAAAGCCCGCCATTCAGGACGCCGCAGACGCCTACACCGCGGCGACGGGGGCCTTTGGTACTCCGGCGGTCCTGATTGCCATAGCGGTGATGCTCTTGGCCGCGTATGTCTGGTATCGCCGCAAGCAGCGGCTGGATGAGGAGGGCGCATGATTCTCAAACTGGTCAGTTTTCTGGCGTCCCCCTTTGTCCGTGTGGGCGGCTGGGTTCTCGCCGCTGTCGCTTTCATCGGGATCATCTATGGTCGCGGGCGTAGAGACGCCCGCAAGGAAATCGAGGGAGAGACCAATGCCGACGCGCTGCGCCGCACTCAAGATTCCATTGCTGCTGGTAACCGGGCTGCTGCTGGGCAGTTGCGCCAAGACGATGGGCATAAGCGGCCCGACTAGCGCCTGCGCCGTCTGGCCTTACGTGAGCTGGTCCGACAAGGACACTGACAAGACCATTGCCGACGCGAAGCTCAATAATGCGCGCCGGGACGGCTGGTGCAAAGACGCGGAATAGCTGTTAAAATAGGCTCTCAGGAGCGCGAATATGACGACCGGCCTTTCATATGACGGCACAGTTGCCGGAACGACCAGCTACATTACGCAGATCGCGACGATGGCCGTGGTCGAGGAGACGAACGCCGATTTTTTGAAGATCCTGCCGCAGATGATCACGTATGCCGAGAATCGGATTTATCGTGATCTCGACTTCATGTTCACGACAAGCCCGATTACTGGATACGCTCTGTCTGTCGGGTCAAGACAATTGACAATCCCAGAAGGCACTCTTGTTGTAACAGAGCAGATCAACATAATCACACCTGTTGGCACTGTCGATCCGGACGCTGGAACCAGAACCCCCTGCTTACCGACAACAAAAGAGTTTCTTGACGCCGTTTACGGTTCCTCATCCTACACAGGAATGCCGGAATATTTTGTCCCATTTAATGACAACTTGTTCTTGTTCGGGCCTTTTCCCGACCAAGCATATAATGTCGAAATCATCGGCACGTATCGACCGGCAAGTATGTCTTCTTCAAACAAGAGCACTTTCATAAGCCTTTACCTTCCCGACTTGTTTATCATGGCGTCGATGATCTATGCCTCTGCGTACCAGCGCAATTTTGGCCGCGCAAACGACGATCCGCAGATGGCCGTGACCTATGAAAGCCAATATCAGGCCCTGCTGAAAGGCGCGTCTGTTGAAGAGTCTCGCAAAAAGTTTCAAGCTTCTGGTTGGACATCTCAGGGGCCTGCCCCGATCGCAACACCGTCGAGGTAACGGCAAATGCCCCACGCCTCTTTCAAACTTATTCCCGGTGTTGATCAGAACCGAACACTCGCGCTCAACGAGGCAGCGCTTTCTGTCTCGAACCTCATTAGATTTGTTCCTGACCGGCAAGGCATTGGCCTGCCGCAGAAGCTTGGCGGATGGAGCAAATTTTACACCAGTAGCGTTGGCTCCGTTATCAGGGCGTTGTGGGCGTGGGAAGACACGAACGGTCGCTCGTGGCTGGGTGTTGGCGCTGAATCGTCTCTTGGTGTCATATACAACAACGCGATTAATATAATCACGCCGCAGACGACCACGGACAACAAAGCTGTAAACGTAGCGACTACTTCGGGTAGTTCAACGGTGACAATCACCGCAAATGGTAGTGGTCTCGACGCCTACGACGTTGTCGATATTCGCACCCAGATATCCGTTGGCGGTTTAATCCTATTTGGGAAATACCCGGCGATCCCCGTCTCGGCCAACCAGTTTCAAGTCAACGCTGTCGATCAGTTTGGAAACTTTGAATATGCAACCTCGACAGTTGCCTCGGGCGGCGCGGTTCCATCCTTCTCAGTGACTTCTGGCAGTGCATCTGTTCAGGTGACCCTGAACAACCATAGTTTTTTGGCTGGCGATACGTTTCCCGTGCTTGTATCGACGACTGTTGGCGGCATAACATTTTTTGGAAATTACACGGTACTTGCGTCGCCCGCTCCGACCACAAATACATTTTACATCACAGGTTCAAACACTGCATCTGCAATAACTACTGGCAGTGAAAATGGCGGTAACGCGCAGTATATTTACTACAATGGTATTGGCCCCGTTGCGGCCAACGCTGGCTATGGTGTTGGCGGCTATGGCACGGGCGGCTATGGGTCTGGTGTCGCAGCTCCCTCTGGGGGTGGAACAGCAATAACGACGACGGACTGGACGCTCGACAATTGGGGAGAAATTTTTGTTGCGTGTCCGCTCAATGGACCAATCTATACTTGGTCCCCGTCCGACAACACGCCCGTGGGGAACATCATTGCGAATGCTCCAACGGTCAATAGCGGAATGGTTGTCGCCATGCCGCAGCGACAGATCATTGCGTGGGGTTCCACTTTCAACGGTGTGCAAGACGCACTGCTATTGCGCTGGTGCGACGTGGACAATTACAATGTTTGGGCCGCGCAAGTAACCAATCAGGCTGGCTCCTTCCGCATCCCGAAGGGGTCCAAAGTCGTCCAATGCATTCAGGGGCCGCAGCAGACACTGGTGTGGACCGACATCGGCGTTTGGGCAATGCAGTACGTTGGGCAACCCTACGTCTATCAGATCAACGAGCTTGGCACGGGTTGTGGGCTTATTGGTCGCAGGGCTGCTGCTTCAATGGGTGGAACGGTCTACTGGATGGGGCAAAGCCAGTTCTTCAAGCTCTCCGGAAACGGCGTCGAGCCAATACGCTGCCCAATCTGGGACGTGATCTTTCAGGATCTCGACACCGACAATCTGGATAAAATTCGCGTTGCTCCAAACTCTCGCTTTGGCGAAATTTCTTGGTACTATCCGACCAGCAGCAATGGTGGCGAAATCAGCCACTATGTGAAATACAATACCCTGCTCGATCAGTGGGACTTTGGTACGCTCGCGCGAACGGCGTGGATCAATGAAAGTGTGCTCGGGCCGCCGATCGGAGCTGCAACAAACTATTACATCTACCAACATGAAACATCGCCCGACGCAGATGGTCAGGCGATGAACAGTTATTTCCAGACTGGTTATTTCGCCATGACGGAGGCAGACGTTAAAATCTTCGTCGATCAGATCTGGCCTGACATGAAGTGGGGTTATTATGGGGATGCGCAGAATGCACAGGTCAGCATCACGTTCTACGTGGCCGACTATCCCGGTCAAACACCCCAGACCTATGGTCCTTACACAATGACACAGGCGACCACGTTCATCACGCCGCGCTTCAGGGGGCGACTGACATCCATAAAAATTGAGAGCAACGACATTGGTTCTTGGTGGCGGATAGGAAATATTCGTTACCGCCTGCAACAGGATGGGAAATACTAATGCCCGCGAGCCTCGACGACATCCTGACAACGCAAAAGAATGGTGTCATTGCCATCAATGGCATCAACTTTAGCCTTTCGGGATTGTACAACTACATCAGGGGCGAGCCGCTGTCCTCTGGAGCTGCCGGGACCGGTAGCTACAGCACGCTCTACACTGTCCCAACCGGGTATCGGATGGCGATCACAGACATTGAGATCTGCAACACAGCTTCTTCGCCCGCCACATTTTATGTTTCCATCGTGCCGACGGGCGGAACGGCTGGAGCTGGCAACGCTTTATTCTACAATGCGCCAATCAATGGGAACACGACAGTTCAATGGACTGGCCAACAGGTTCTTGAAGCAGGTGGATTTGTGGCCGCATACGCTTCGTCGTCCTCTGTGACAATCAAAGTCGGTGGAGGGCCGGGTCAATGACAATTACTGTCTATCCCCCGTACGGGACAACGATAAATAACGCCTTCTATTCCCAGTTCGGGGGGTCAACTGTTGACGCCTTCGGACGTCTTCGCGTCACAACTCCATTTACAATCTTCGACAGCCAAGCCCGGTTTGCCACAGACAATCAATACAGTTATGTCACCGCTACCGGGGGCAGTTCCACTTATAATACCAACAAATCTTCCGTGAACCTGAGCGTAACAACGACGTCCGGTTCGACGGTCCTTGCCCAGACCTTTCGCGTATTTCCTTATCAGCCCGGAAAGGGCCTGCTGACGCTGCAAACATTCACGATGGAGGCGGCGAAATCAAATTTGACGCAGCGTGTTGGATACTACAGCGCCTACAATGGCGTCTTTCTGGAGCAAGGCCCGAACGGCGTAACTTTTGTTATTCGCACTTACACAAGCGGATCTGTGAGCGACAGCAGATATGTTGCCCAATCGAGCTGGAATGGAGACAAACTGAACGGGACGGGACCGTCCGGCGTAACCCTTGATCTGACAAAGACACAGATCTTGTGGTTCGACTTTGAATGGCTTGGCGTGGGTAACGTTCGCTGCGGGTTCGTAGTCAATGGTCAGTTCATTATCTGCCACACGTTCCAGAACGCCAACATCGGCACGAATGTCTATATGCAGACGGCTATCTTGCCCCTGCGATTTGAGATCACGAACACGGGCGCGACGGCTTCCTCTTCTACGCTCCAGATGATTTGCTCGTCTGTTCAATCTGAGGGCGGGTACGAGCAGACATCACAGGTCTTTACCGCTCGACGCACTGACAACGGCATCACCATCGCCAATAATACTGGATTGACGTTCACGCCACTGATCTCGATCCGTGTCAATTCCAGCTACTACGGCGCGATTGTTATCCCGCAGTCAATCTTGTTTCATCCGACAGCCTCTGGATCTACCGGATACGAAGTCGTTTTGGTCAAAAACGCCACTCTGACAGGGGCGACATGGGCGGGAACCGCACTCAGCAGTGGGCAAGTTGATGTCGATCTGGCAGCGACATCCATGACCGCTGCTGTTGATAGTATTATTCAAACTTCGTATTCGGCCCAGAGTTCGCAAGCAACTGACACTGCCATTGTGCCGACCGGGTACAACTTTGACATCCAGATCGGCTATACGGCCTCCCTCACAGGGAATGGTTTTGCCAGCAGCGACACATATACCCTTGGCGTCCGTGGTCTGAACAATAGCCCCACAGGCTCAGGTCTTGGCGCGATCTCTTTCTACAACTTGACGGTGTAACGCCATGCCGCTCGCAAAAGGTAGCTCTCAGAAGACGATCAATTCCAACATCTCGGAACTGGTTCACAGTGGCCGCCCACAGAAGCAGGCGATTGCGATTGCACTCTCGACGGCGCGAAAAGGGCGCGCAATGGGAGGCGAAAGCCCCGCCTCCGCGCCGCCGCCGACTGCGGATAAGAACATCCACACAGGCCCAATTCATAGTCCCGTGGCCGGGCGCACCGACCACCTGAACATGCACGTTCCGAGCGGAGCCTACGTGATCCCCGCCGATATTGTTTCCGCGCTCGGCGAGGGGAATACGATGGCCGGTTTCCGAGCCGTCAAAATGATGTTCAACAAGGCGCAGGGGTTCGCAGCTGGCGGCGAGGCGGAAACCGGGGAGCCGGTGCCGATCATCGCGGCGGGCGGCGAATACGTGCTATCGCCGCAAGAAGTCGCGTGGGCGGGCGGCGGCGATATGGACGTCGGGCATCGCGCGCTCGACGGCTGGGTGAAGGCAACGCGGGCGGAGCTGATCGATACGTTGAAGAAGCTCCCGGGGCCAAAGCGCGATTAACCAAGATCGGAAGGGGATCTTATGAACGAGCAGCAAGAACTAAAGGTTTGGGTCGGAAGACCCGAAGACGTCGACGATATCATGGAACTGGCGATTGCAGCCTGCGAGGAAAATGGCTTCGTGGTACCCAGCCCCATGAAATTGCTTGCCGAGATCTGGCCGGCGCTGAACAGGGACAAGGGGATTGTCGGTCTTGTGGGAGTGCCCGGCGAAAAGCCTCACGGCGCAATCCTTTTGCGGATCGGCCAGCTATGGTACAGTGACGAGCCTATTCTTGAAGAAAAGGCTGTTTTCATAAGCCCAGCCTATCGCGCAGCAAAAGGGGGCAGAGCGCGCAAGCTGTGCGAGTTCGGCAAGAAGGTTGCTGATGAGCTTGGCATGCCCCTCACCATCGGGATCCTGTCCAATCACCGGACAGAAGGAAAAGTCCGCATGTACAGGCGGATCTTTGGCCAAGCTGCGGGCGCTTACTTTCTATACGGCAAAACGACTGGCGCTTGGAAACAGGCTGCGGAGTAACTGATTATGGGCGGAAAGACAGCGACAACTACACAATCGGTGCAGATTCCGCCCGAGGTCATGGCTCGATATCGGGCCGTGAACACCCGCGCCGAGCAGGTTGCCGAGCAGCCTTTCCAGCAATACGGCGGTCAGTTTGTTGCGCCTTTGACCGGCACGCAACAGGCTGGCGTTCAGGCCATTCAGCAGGCGTCCGGGGCGGCGCAGCCCTATTACGGCGCTGCCGCGGGCTTGACCGCTGGCGCTGTCGGCGACGTGTCTCCCATGGCGCTGGAGACGCAGAAGTATCTGAGCCCCTACACAGAGAATGTTGTTGACGCCACGCGCCGCGCGCTTGAGCAGCAGCAAGGCATGCAGCTTTCGGAGCAGCAATCTGCCGCCATTCGCGGCGGTGCCTTTGGCGGTGATCGCGCCGCCATTCAGCGCGCAGTGCTTCAGGGGCAGCAGGGGCTGGCAACGGCGCAGGCCATCGCGCCACTGTATCAGCAGGGCTTCGGGCAGGCGTTGCAGACGGCGCAACAGCAGCAGGGCGTCAACCTCGCCGCGGAGCAGGCCAACAAGCAGCGTCAGCTCGCCGCTGGCGCTCAGTTTGGCCAGCTTGGCACCGGGGCGCAGGGCGCTGGTCTGGCGGGCGCACAGGCGCTGCTGGGGGCGGGAACGCTCGAGCAGCAGACGCAGCAGGCCGATCTCACGGCGCGCTACCAGCAGTTCCTGCAGGAGCGCGGGTATCCCTTCCAAGTCGCGCAGTTCCTCGCCAACATCGCAATGGGCACTGGCGCGCTGTCCGGCTCCACGACCACGACAACCGCGCCGCAACCGTTCTTCTCCGACGAGCGTGAGAAGACCAACGTGCAGCCGCTCGGCAAGGGTCTCTACGCCTACGACTACATCGACGACGTGCGCCGCGCCGAGGCGACCGGCTCGCCAATGCCGCCGAAGCGCGTCGGCCCGATGGCGCAGGACGTCGAGAAGACGAGGCCGGGCCTCGTTGTCGACGTCGACGATTACAAAGTCGTCGACCCGGGGCGCGACAGCATGGGTGGCGTGGTGACGGGACCGGGCGCGTACGGGCGCGGTGGCTATGCCCCCGGCGGCCTCGTGGGTGCTGAAGACCTTCGCTCGCTCCTACAGGCCCAGCAACAGTTCCTTGGCCCCTACGCGGGACAAGGGACGCCCTACGGCGGTCAGCAGCAGGGCAAGCCGGGCTACGTACCTCAAGCGTCACTGCCAGTTCCGAAGCTGATGACCGCAGGTCCCGCGCCGCAACAGCGTCCGGGCGGTCTTGCGGAGCTTGCCAGTGGCATCAATCAGACCGCTGGTGTTGGCGAGAGCCTGCTTGGCGAAAAGGGCCTCTTTGGCGAAAAGGGCCTTGGCAGCAAGGCAATGGCGGGTCTCGGTAAGGTCCGCGACATCGCAAGCCCGCCGCCCGCGCCAACTGTTTCTTCTGGCTCTACAGGCGCAGACTCTTCAATGTCTAAGTCGGAAGAAGAAAGTCGCAAGGAAGGCGCAGCCTATGGTGGTCTCATGCCGCACGGTTACGCCGCTGGCGGCATGCCTTACGGCGGCGACCCCCTGCTTCAGGGTGTGATCGACGAAGGCAAGGACGAAATCCGCCAGCTCCCGAAACCGGGCGAACCACCGAAGCCTCCCGGTGGCCTTGGCTCGGATTTGAAAGATGCGGCCTCGATCATTGGCGCGGGGTCGTCTCTTTACAGCGCCGGTTCCGCCGCGGCCAGCGCCCTGCCGACTTTGATGGCGTTCCTTCCTTTCTCGGACGCGCGCCTCAAAAACAATATCGCGCCGGTTGGCGAGACCTACGATGGTCAACAGATTTACCGCTACGACATGGGCGACGGACGCACCCAGCTCGGCCTGATGGCGCAGGAGGTTGCGCAGCGCAAGCCTGACGCCGTTGGCGAGCGCAACGGCTTCCTGACGCTTGACTACGATCGGGCAACCGAAGACGCTACGCCGCGCGCCTATGGTGGTCTGGTGCCGCGATCAGGATATGCTGACGGCGGTCCTCCCGTCGATGGCGGCGAAGGGACCGGATACAGCACGGATGTTCTTCCCGGAGCGATAAGGAAGACCGCTCAAGAACTTGGTGTTAATCCGCTCGATCTAGCGACCGCCATTTCCTATGAAACTGGTGGAACATTTGACCCTTGGCAGAAGGGGCCGACCACAAGATGGGGCCAACATCGCGGCCTTATCCAATGGGGCGGTCCACAACGACAGCAATACGGCATCACTGAAGACATGCCCGCTGGCCAGCAAATGCAGGCTGTTGGCGAATATCTTCGTGATAGGGGCGTGCGTTCAGGAATGGGTCTTCCTGAGATTTATTCTGCAATTAATGCCGGCACTGTTGGTCGACTTGGCGCTGTTGACATGGGTACAACTGTTGCTCAGAAGCTTGCGAGCCCGCAAATGGCGCGGCATCGTCAAGTTGGCGCACAATTCCTTGGGTTGAATCCCGGCGATTACCCTGCCGAAGGATCACAAGAAGCGCAGCTTGAGCGCCCCGGAGCCGGTCAATTTGTAAACCCGATGGCGCAGAAGGGGCAGCCTGCAGAAAGCGGCCTTAGCGCTCCTCGTAGCTTTGAAGGTAAGCCGCAATCTTGGGGTGATTTCGCTACGAGCAAACAGTTTCTGATTCCGCTTTTGAGCGGGTTGGGAGCAATGGCTTCTTCGCCAAGCCGTTATCTTGGATCCGCTGTTCTTCAAGGGCTTGGGGCTGGGGCGCAGGCTTATTCAAATCTTGAGGCCAAAGAAGCAGCAACTGGTCAGACAAGGGCACAGACATTTGAAACGATGCAGCGCGCCGCAAATCTTTCTCTTGTTGGAGAGCCTGTCAGTGGTTATTCGGGCGTCCGCCTTGCCAACGGCAAGATGATACCGATCACAGAATGGATAAGGCGTTATCGTGCAGGCGAAGATGTAACGCCTCTTGGGGGAGTCGAGGCGATTCCTGCGCTTCTCAGCGCCGCGTCCAAGGCCGCAGGCGAAGCACGGCAGGTTACAGAAGGCCCTCAAGGAGCGAGAACCGCCCCAACAACATCCATGCCAATGGAAAAGCCGCAGATGCCGATCGGTGTTGTCTTTGGCGATAAATCCATGAAAGCGGCTGAAACCGACATGGACGCGACTATCGGTCCAAACAGAGATATCAACAAAGCGCAATCTGCTGGCTATGTGAGTGCGACAGGAACATCTGCTAGAGCTGCGTCTGAGGCGCAGCCTCTATTGAACGAGATGGCAATAAATGTTTCCAAAACTGTCGCCGGAAAGGGTTTTGATACCCCCGGCGTCACATTCGCTGGTCGTGCTCAACTTGCAAACGTGGGCAATACTATCCTGCGCTCTTTGGGCGTCAGTGATCCAAAATACATGCTCAGTGAAGCTGATACCCGGCAAGCTTTGGCAGAAAAGTTCAATGCAATCCAAAGTCTTGGTCTAGCACGCGGGGCGGGGCAGGAAAGTCTTGGCGCTCTTCAAGCCGTCATGGCCTCGATGCCGCAAACAACCATGCCCCCAGAAGCGCAGGCTCAATTGGCTGCCCAGCTTCTGATGCTATCCAAAAAGTCTCGCGACCGCGAAGCGCATATGAACGAGTACGGTCGCATCTCGCAAAACAGTTTCGCGCGGGCGAACGAAGCATTTGAGACCGACAATCCGAATAACAACTATCTCTCTCAGGTTACGATGCTGAAAGATCTGATCTTGAAAGATCCGAAGGCTGTCGAGATGATGGCGACGGGCCGAGTTAGTGCCAAACAGATTGAGGATGCTTTCCGCGCCCGAGCAGAACGCCTAAAACAGCCTTACGTCCCCGGTCTGAGCCAATATTTCACGAGGTAAGGCTATGGAACAAGAAAACCCTCTCCTCAAGACCGATTACTTTAGCGGCAAAACTCCTGCGCAATCTTCTACTCAGACTGCGCAAGAAGATAATCCGCTTATGCAGACAGAGTTCTTTTCCGGTCGCCCAAGTGCATCACAACAGGCTGCGCCTTTATCCGCCCCCGCTGAAACCGCAACCCCTACGGCCTTTAAACCTGTTGAAGTTGGCGCACCCCTTCAGCCAATAGGAAAAACAGAGCCTGCCGATATAGGCTGGGGCACTGTTGCATCGCAGGCTATCAAGTCTGCCCCCAGCAGCGCGGTCGAGTTTGGCAAATCCGTCATTCATCCTTTCATGCATCCAGTCGAGACGGCGCAGGCTATAGGGGCGCTTGGTAAGGGTGCATACTCAAAGGCCGCTGGTGCACTCGGTATTGAACAAAAACCGGAACAGAAGGCGCAAGACGAAGCCGCTGTGAACGCGCTCGCAGACTTCTATCGTGACCGATACGGCAGTGTGGCTCGCTTTAAGCAAGCTTTTGCCAAAGACCCTGTCGGCGTTCTGGCCGACGCTTCCACGGTCCTGACCGGCGGCGGATCTTTGGCTGCAAAAGCACCCGGTCTGATCGGAAAAGCTGGTGAAGCTGCGGCAGCAGTTGGCAAGACGGTTGATCCGTTGGCCGCCGCTCTAAAAGCACCTGCTGTCGCGGCGAAGGGTGTTTCGACTGTTCTGAACGTGCCTTTGTCACTTCAGAGCGGATCATCCTTTCGATCTTTACAGCAGGCTACAAACGCCGGCCTGACTGCAAACCCCGTCTTTTGGGAGCATTTGTCAGGTTCCGTATCTCCGACTGATCTTGTGCGCAGGGTCAACGAGGGTATCTCCAAAGTCGCGCAACAGCGCAGTGCCGAGTATATGAGCGGCATGGGACGAATTGCGTCCAACCAGACATTACCTTTTAATAAGGTCGATGACGCGCTTCAAGCCGCAAGGAGTATTGCTTATCACCGGGGTTCTGTGGTCAACCCAGAAGCAGCTTCCATTCTTCAGCAGATGGAAAACATTGTGGGCCAGTGGAAAAGCAATCCTCAAATGATTCACAACATTGAGGATTTCGATAAACTCAAACAAGCTCTGCGTAGCACCGGATACGAAGGAACTTATAAAGGCACACCTGCTCGTAAAATCGTGGATGATATCGCCAACGCGGCCAAAGATACGATACCTGACAAGCGTTACGCGAATATCATGGAGAATTATCAGCGCGCAACACAAGAGCTTATCGACCTCAACAAAGAATTGACCGCACGCGGCGGTTCATCTCTGACGCAGATTCGCAAGATCTTGCGTTCGCAAGACACCAAGGCGAAGGGCGACTTGATTAAGAGGCTTGAGGCAATAGACCCGCAATTGCCGTATGCGATCGCAGGCGTTGAGCTGAATCCGCTTATTCCGCAAGGTATTCGCGGTCAAATCGCTGGTATGCTGGCCAGCGGCTCTCTCGGCGGTATAGCGGCTCTTGCTGCTCATCCAGCGCCTTTGGCGGGCCTTGCATTTTCTTCGCCCAAGGTTGGTGGCTTGACCGCATATGGCATAGGACGCGCCGGCGGGCTCCCCTCGCGTGCCTATGAAGCCTTGCCTGCGCCGCAGGTTCTTGGGCAGGCCGCGGAGGCCGCTCGCATTACCGCTCCGCCCGAAGATCGTCAGCAGCGCGCCAGTGGTGGCGCGGTAAACCTGAAAGCGTTGGCCAGCGCCGCGCGCAAGGCTGTCACCAAAAGCACAGAAGATCTCCTGCGAGCGCCCGACGAGCATGTCGTGAAGGCGCTTGAAGTCGCAAACCGTCACATCTGAGGGCTGAGAAATGGTTTCGTCCTACACGTCGAACAAGAGCATCGAGAAGCCCGCCTATAACGATTACGCGGGCAACCCTACGGGCTGGTCCGGCCCCATCAATGATGACTGGGACGCGATTGACGCAGCCTTTGGTGGACGGCTGGCGCTCAACGCCACAGGGTCCGTCGGCACGGTCAACCTGACAATCACGCAGACGCGAAATCTGATCATCACCATCACGGGCGTGATGACCGGCAACGCGGTCTATACCCTGCCGCAGAACACTGCTGCCACTGCCGTCGTCGGCGGGCAGTGGATCGTCTACAACAACACGACGGGCAGCTTCACGGTCACGATTTCGCCCGTGTCGGGCGGCGGCACTTCGGTTGTCTGCCAGCAGGGGTATGTCACGAGCATCTACTGCGACGGCACCAACATCTCAAGGACAAGCACAGTCCCGATCGCCAACAACAGCGTCACGAACGCGATGCTGGCCACAGTCGCAACGCAGATCATCAAGGGCCGCGCAACCGCCGGCACCGGCAATGTCGAAGACCTGACCATCACCCAGATCCTTGACTTCCTGTCCTCGACGCAGGGCGCTGTTCTGTACAGAGGCGCGTCAGCGTGGGCGGGATTGGCACCGGGCACAAGCGGCCAGTACCTGACGACCAACGGCGCAGCGGCCAACCCGTCGTGGACAACGGCTCCGAGTGTCTTGCCGTCCCAGACGGGGAAATCAAAACAATCGCTGACAACTGATGGTACAAATCCAAGTTGGACGCCCCTCGCCGTCACGGCGCAAGCCGGACTAGTTGCCACTGGCGCATCATCGCCTACGGTCACCTTCTCGCGAAGCATAACGTCTGTTACGCGCGCATCTGCAGGTACTTGGAACGTTGCTTTATCCGGATTTGCTGATGCAAACTACACGGTCCATGTCACAGGCGGCACAGGGCTAAGTGTATTGTGTAATCCGTCTATTTCGTCAAAAACTTCTAGCGGGTTCACAATCGACTGGTATTTTACAAACGCAGTCGGAAAAACCGATCCAAATACCGGAATCAATGTGGACATTACCGTTTTTGGCGGTGTCTAAAGTCAGGGCGCGTGAGCGCCCAGATCTTTCTTGAGCGGGATGTAGCATATCCTCGCGTGCTCCCCGCAGTATGAGCGCCCCTGCTTTGCTTCTCCGCAGTAGATCGCTCCACGATGCTGATCGTGATCGACAATGTATCGACACGAAAACGGCGTCAGCTTCAGGATGTCGATGTTTCTTTCCGGCAGTGGGGGGAGAAAATCGAAGTCCAGTTGCACTGGTTCAATTTTCACAACCTTTTTCTTCTTCACCCACCCGCGATCCGTCTTGACTTCGCGGACACGGACGCGAGTACGCTCTTCTTTTGGTTTTGCGACAAAAGATCGAAGCGGCACGCCTTTTTCCCGGAGGCGTTTTACTTTTCCGATCACAGCGTTGCGCGTTATTCCCAGCTCCTTGCCGATCTCTGACGCCGATGCTTTTAAGTTCCAAAGCTCAATGAGCTTGTTGACATCATACGATTGCGTGGTCATAGTCATATCTCTCGGTTGTCCTACCCGTTCAGCCGGGAACATGGGATCTTACTTCACTTGCCCCCGCCCGCTCATAAGGTTGGCGGGGGTTTTTATGTGATCGACAGGCGTGAATTATAGTCGCGTGGTCTTTCTTCAGGAATCGACCAATGGCCGCGTAGGGTATCTGCAGCTCGTTCCGGAGCCGGTAGGCGACTTCCCACCGCGCCCGGACAACATGCCGGAGCTTGCACGCGCTTCGGATCTCATTAACGGCCACAAGATGCTTCTGTGCCGTCTCGTGCAGAATCCGCTGCCCCCGTGTCAGTCCGACTTTGATCACAGCCGTCTCCAGTTCTTGATGATGTCTGGCAAAATGTCGCTGACAAACCACACGACAAACGCCGCGCCCGCAATGTTGATCAGTGTCACAAAGACAGCCGCCATAAAGATCAGATAGTCCATCTTGCTCTCCTATCGCATTGCCATGCGGATGTACTGCTGCTTGTAGCGCTCGGGCCGCGCGGCCAGCCTCTTGTTCCATCCGCCCCAGCCTGCGACATGACACGCCGCCATCTGGTTGTGCGTGCGGACGCCGGCGGCAATGCAGCGCTCCATGTGCATGACCCCAGCAGCGATGCCGTACTCGCACTCCGTCAGCCTGCGCGGGTCCAGACCCATCGCAATGGCCGTGCGCGGCATGACTTGCAGCGCGCCCTGCGCCCGGTTACCACCATGAGACTTCACACGAGGCCCCTGCGCGCCGCAACGGAAACCGCTCTCCAGTCGCGTCAGGCGCAGCGCCGTGCTGACCCACCGCTCGCCCAGACGCATCCGCGCATGGCGCTCG